AGGAGAAGGAATGGCTAAAGAAAAGCGGAACACTACTGAGGCAAGTGCGGCGACTGCTCAAGAACCCCGAAGCCTTGGCATCAGCAAGGGAGGAGTCTCGACAGCCGAGGACTTCGCCCTCTTGATGTCGTCGGTCATGTCGGACGTTATCGACGGGCGGCTCTCCCCGCCGGTGGCGAATGCCGTCTGTAATGCCGGCGGAAAGCTGCTCAAAGTTGTGGAAATGCAGTACAAGTACGCCGGGAAACCGCTCGCTGCCATCGAGCATGTGCCGCCGTCGCTGCAACTGACCGGCAAGCCGAAGCAAGGATGATGACGACCAGCGAGAAGAAAATCCAGCAGGACATCGTCCGGCACCTCCGGGGCATAGGCGCCTGGGTCTTCAAGGTCCACGGGTCGCCCTACCAACAGGCCGGGGTGCCGGACCTCCTGGTGGGCTACCAAGGGCGCTTCTACGCGCTGGAGGTCAAGCGGCCAGGAATGCCGCTAACAACAATTCAGGCCAAGGTCATCGACGCCATCCACGCCGCCGGGTGCGTCGCCGGTAGGGTGGAGAGCGTCGAGGACGCGGCCCGATTACTGGAGGGATGATGAATCAGGCATACCAGAAAGCCCCGCACATCTCAAAGATCACGGTCGAGGCCGCCGGCTACCGCTGGCGAGTCTACGGCGACCCAGTGTATCGGTCGGTGTTCCGCTGGAACTGCCACCTGGTGGAACTGCTAGGCTCCCAGCTCCTCGACGTGCCGGTTGACCAAGCCCTCCGGGAGAAGCTGCGCCAGGCAGTGGCCCGGTCTCTCGGCCTGACACTGGCAGAGGTCAAGCCCATCCCGGCGGACGTTATCCTGGCCGAGCCGGTTTGACGTGGTAAATTACGAAAGGTATAGTGACGCCATGATGTATTGTGCCTTCTGCGCCGACCCCACAACGGGCCATAGCCTCCGGCGCATCGCGACTCACTACTGCTCCCGCTGCGGGAAGGGCGGCTGCGAATCCCACCGTCTGCTCGGCGCAAGCTGCATCGTGCGGATGCCGAGGCGGTACTGATGAAGGACCGCGTCAAGGAACTCCGCAGAGTCCCGGCGTCCGAGCAACTGGGCCTCATCTGCTACGGGATGGAGATCGAGCCGAAGCTGGCGGAGTGACTGAGTCGTGGCTTTGAATAACGGCAAGAACCTGGCGGCGGAGAATCGACGCTCCCAAGTCCTCCAGATGAAGATGGCCGGGGCGACCGAGACCGCCATCGCGGAACAGGTCGGGGTGTCCAAAACCCAAGTCCACAACGACATCCACCGCCGCCTGGCCGAGGTGCGCCGGGACGACAAGGAAGCCGTCCAGCAAGAGTACAACCTCCAGCGGACACGGTACGAGCGGCTGCTTCTGCGGTGGTGGCATCCGGCGATTAGCGCCGACGACGAGAGAGCGGCCAAGGCGACCCAGATGGTCCTGGACATCCTCCGGCGCCTGGACACCATCGGCGGGCTGGTGCCGGACAAGCCTCTGATCCAGTTCAACCAGCAGAACGTCATGGCCGGCGGCGTGACCTTCGCCGACCTACTCCGGGAAGCGACCAACGGCGGCAGCCGGACAGTGGAGGGGGAACGTGGCGCCGCAGACCCTGATGAGGCTCTGGCCCTGGAGCCGCCGGAAGAGGACGCCACCTGATGACCACGCCGACGCTGGAGGAGATGCGCTTCCTGGTGGCCTACGCCAAGGCCGACCCGGACTACTTCTGGGCGTCGGTCCTCGGCTGCGACACGGCCTACGGCAAGCAGCTTGAGATGGCCCGCGCCGTCCGCGACCACAAGCGCGTGGCCGTCGTCGGCGCCAACGGCACCGGCAAGGACTGGATGGCAGCGCGGGTAATGCTCTGGTGGCAGATGGTCCACCATCCGGCCATCACCGTCGTCCTCGGCCCGACCCACCGCCAGGTCTCCGATATCGTCTGGAAGGAGGCCAGGTCGGCCTATCTATCGGCCCGTATGCCACTGGGTGGCCGGATGTACCAGACGGCCCGGTGGGAACTGGACGATCGCCACTACGCGGTCGGATTCGCCACCGATGACCAGTACAACATCCAGGGCTTCCACTCGCCGAATCTCCTGGTCATCATCACCGAGGCGCACAACGTGGAGCAGTCCCACATTGACGCGGTCAAGCGGCTCAACCCGGCCCGGATGCTCCTGACCGGCAACGCCTTTGCCAGCTCCGGCGAGTTCTACGACGCGTTCCACGGCGGCTCCGACCTGTACCGGACCATCGAGATATCAGCCGCCGACACGCCCAACATCCAGCAAGGACGGGAGGTCATCCCCGGCATGGTGACCGCCGACCAGGTCGAGGAGCGGCGCCGGGAGTGGGGCGAGGAGTCGGCCCTGTATGTCGCCTCGGTCCTGGGCCGGTTCCCCGACAACCTGGAGGACGCCATCGTCCCGCGGTCTCTGCTGATGGCAGCGGTCGAGCGCCAACTTGAGCCGGTGGGCGAGGCCACGCTGGCCTGTGACGTGGCCCGCTTCGGCGCCGACAAGACGGTGGTCTACCGCCGGCAGGGCAACGTCTGCCGCCTGGCCTGGAAGGTGCAAGGCCGGAACACCCAGGAGGTGGCGGGCCGGTTGAGGATGATGGCCGAGGACGACCCGGCGGTGACCGAGATAATCGTGGATGACACCGGCGTCGGTGGTGGAGTAACTGACCGGTTGAACGAGGAGAATGTGGCCGGAGGTCGCGTCCGGGTCGTCGCCTTCAACGGCGGGGAGAAAGCCAGGCGTCCTGACCGCTACGTGAACGCCATCGCCGAGGCGTGGCTGGAGCTGGCCCAGGTCTTCCGCGACGGGACCATCGACATTGACGACAACCCGGCGGTCCTCGCCCAGTTGTCGGCCAGGCGGTACACGGTCCAGGGAGACCGGCGCATCAAGCTGGAGAGCAAGGACGACTTCAAAAAACGCTCAACCGGTGGAAGCCCGGACGATGCCGACGCCCTGGCGATGTGCTACGCGGCGCCGGGTCCAGGCGTGGGGGTATGGTAGGCGTAGCGTCGTGGATTGACTGGGATGGACGCGAAAGTTATCTGGTGTGCCGTGGCTGTGGTGACTCTATGTTGCACCAAGGCAGGGTCGAGGTCTTCAACCGGGAACAAGAGGATAGCGAGACCGGCCTCCATGTACTGATTAATGGGCAGACTCTCAGCCTCGATGAATCTATGGAGGACACTCCCAGCGGTCGGCGCGACGGCCTGTATATCTTTTTTTGGTGTGAGCATTGTCCGGAGGAGGTCCGGCTCAGTATCCATCAGCACAAAGGGACAACGTATCTAACCATCGCGCAAGAGGATCGCGCGACCGGGGAGGTAGAGCCATGACAACCGACGAGCAGGAACTGAAGACGCCAGCGGAATACTTCGAGCTAGGCGGGGTTTGGTTGGACGCGGCAGAGCAGATACCGGTGGGCAATGGAGATACAGCCACGCTGGCGCTGCTGGCGATAGCGTCGGCCCTCCTGGGGCTGTGCGCTCAGGCCATCTCGGAGCAACCGCCCGATTGACCAGGGAGTTGCGCTGCCGGCATTGCGGCAAGCTCCTGGCGCTCAAGGCCGAGCGCGGTACGGTGATCGTCTGCTACCGCTGCAAGACGAGGAACGAGGCGTGAAGGTTATTCGATGATTCTCCAGATCGCGTATCCCTCGGGGATAAGGTTTGTTGTTGATGGAGTTTGGAGAGGCATAGTAAGAACTGCCGGTCTGCCATCGTTAATGGTCTACGACGTCACCGGAGCAGAGGGGAACCCTGTGCTGCTACTCGACCCTCGGGCTATTGTGCGAGATGAGAAGGGCGAGCGAATCTATCGCCCCAGCCATCGAAGCCTGGAGGGGGCGCCGGGATTGCAGTCGTGGCTGGCCGATAACCCAGGATGGGTCAGATGAAGTCCCTGGCTTGTGTCTTCGACGCCGACTGCCGGCTGCCTGGCTGCTCGTGCCTATGCCACCGGAACGAGTTTTGCCCGAAAGCTTGACATTCCCTCTCTTAGGGTATACAATAAATATAGTAAATAAAGGGAGGGAACAAGATGACAAATGCCATTAAATGCCAAGACAAATTCCACGAGGACGAATACGAAAACGGCAAGATAGTCCCCCTCCGCCGCTCGGATATGGCTAACAACAAATACTGCGTGGGTTGCCAGGAGGAGCGGGACGACCAGGAAGAGTTCAACCGACAGAACGAACCAGACTTTAGATAGTCGCCAGCCCTGCGGGGCATGACCCAAGCCCCGGCAACCGCCGGGGCTTTTCTTTTGCTTGCCGTTGTGCTAGACTTCCAACCAGTGACCTCATCCGGCACGTGTCCGAGGCGAAAGCCCGAAGCCGGTGGAGGTCGCTTTGGCTTTCTGGGACTTCCTCCGCAAGCAAGATCCCGGCGACGTGGCAGTGGCCGTCCCGCTCAATTACGACGTGGGACAGGCGACCTATCCTGACGCCAGCTTTGAGTCCTTCGCCGTCGAGGGCTACGGCAGGAACGAGATCGTCCACGCTTGCATCCGAGAGCTGGCGGTCTCCTCGGCCTCGCCCCGCTATTACATCCAGGCTCCAGCCGCTGGCGGCGGCGCCGTCGAGATAACCTCCGGCCTACTCTACGACCTGACCACTCGGCCCAACCCGTCCTCCGACTGGTACGCCTTCATCGAGTCCTTGGTCACCTATCTGATGGTGGCCGGGAATAGCTACACTCTCAAGGAGCGCAGCCGGAGCGGCAGGGTGTCCGCGCTCTACCACCTCCGGCCTGACCGGGTCCGCATCATCAGCGGAGACTACGGCGCCGAGGGGTATGTCTACTCGGTCGGGGGCCGGGACTATGGCATCCCGCGAGAGGACATCTGCCACATGGCGCTGCCGAATCCCGGCGGTGATCTCTATGGCCTGAGTCCTCTGCAAGTCCTGGCGCGGAACGTCAACCTCGACTTGAACATGACCGACTTCGCGAAGGTGTATTTTCAGAACGCCGGCGTCCCGTCCGGGCTGCTCAAGCTCAAGCGACGGCTGAACACCCAGGAGGAAGCCTCGGTCATCCGGGCCAGGTGGCGCTCCCAGTTTGGCGGGCGCAATAACTTCCACCGGGTCGCCATCCTGGACGAGGACGCGGACTATCAGCCGATGGCGCACAACCCGAAGGACATGGCCCTGCCGGAACTCCACGACCTGACCGAGTCCCGGATATGCGCCGTGTTCGGCGTCCCGCCCATCCTGGTCGGGGCCAACGTCGGGCTGCAACGCTCGACATATTCCAACTACCGCGAGGCCCGGTTGGCCTTCCACTCGGAGACACTGGAGCCGATGGTCTCCCGCATCCTCCGGCACTTCAACCGCAACCTGTTCAGCGACTACCCTGGCAATGAGACGTTGACCGTGGACTGGGCCGCGATGCGCTCCGGCCTGGACGACCGGGAGGCGATGACGACCAGGGTGACGGGCCTATTCGCCGGCGGCATCCTGACGCTCAACGAGGCGAGAGACCAGCTAGGGCTGGAGGCTGTGGCCGACGGGAGCGTCCGGCGCATCCCCGCCGCGATCTTTGAGGTGGCCGAAGGGGCGCCGGCGCCGGTTGCCATTGGCGCGGCTCCGGTGGAGGAGATGCTGCCGGTGGTCGAGATGAAAGAGTTGAAGGCGCCGAGGGTGGCGAGGCGGGCCGGTCTGCTACGCCGCCAGCTCCTGGAGGACCGGGAGGAGGAGACCGACTGGATGACGCCGCGAGTGCAGCGGCACTTCCGCGGGCTTCGCAACCGGGTGGACGGCATCCTGGGCCGGTACATGGAGAGGGGCGCGTCGGAGTCGAAGGAGTTCCCGTTCGATGCCGACATGCTGATGCCGCCGGGTGAGATCCCCAACCTGACGAGCATCATCGAGCAAGCGATGCTCCGGATGAGCAAGAAGACCGTGGAGGCCATCAACTCCAACGGCCTCGCCGGGACTCTGGAGTGGTCCGAGCGGCTGCCCTTTGTTGAGGCGATCCTCGCCCAGGCTCCGGCCAGGGCAACGATAATCCACCGGACGACCAACCGGGTCATTCGCCGAGCGGTGACGACGGCACTGGAAAGCGGCTACTCAATCGCCCAGCTTGCGCGTGGCGTCCCGGCGGCTGACCCGCCATTCCCCGGCCTCCGGTCCATCCTGACCGAGACCGAGAAGCGGTCCCGGCTCATCGCCAGGACCGAGGTCATGAGGAGCCAGAACCAGACCAGCGTGGGCTACTTCAAGGAGCAGGGCTTCGAATATGTCCGGGCCGACGACATCGACGGCGACCCTGGCGACACCTACGTTGACCCTGGCGACCCGTATGGCCGGACGTGCGCCGAGCGCAACGGCCAGGTCTACAGTGTGGATGACGCCGCCAACATCGACGACCATCCCAATGGGACGCTGAACTGGCAGCCGATGCCCCGGAATTACAAACCGGAGGAGACCCTATGATCAACAAGTTTCACGTCTCGGGCGCCAAGGCGGTCGATGACAAGCTGGGCATCGTGGAGGCATACGTCAACACGATGGGAATCAAGGACTCGGACGGGGATGTCATCGACCCCGCCGCTTTCGACGCCAGCATCCGGAGCAACCTTCCCATCCCGGTCCTGGCCGGCCACGACCAGGGGCGCCTTGTGGGCAAGGTATTATTCGCGCAGCCGGAACAGGTGGGGACCGGGGCCGAGCATCGGCTATATACCCGGATGCAGATGAACCTGGACACCCAGGCCGGACAGGAAGCCTATTCCAACATTGCCGGAGAGTACATCCGCGAGTGGAGCGTGGGCTTCAACCTCCCCGCCGGCGACGCGGTCGTCTACGACCGGGCCGGAAAGGAAACGGTCCGCCGCATCCTTGACCTGGACTGGGTCGAGGTCTCGGCGGTCATTCGCGGGGCTTCGCCCTCCACGGCGACCATCGCGGCCAAGGCGATGGACGACTCAGTCGCCAAGCCGATGGAGAACTTCCACGCTTGCCGCATCCTGGAGCCGGACGCCTTCGACCGCTTCCGGACATCCACCGAGACCATCGAGGAAGGGGAATACGACGGCAAGACGCTGGAGGTTCTCTTCGGGCGACACGCGGAATCTGGGGAGTGGTCGCTATCGTCATACCATCTGCCAGCGGAGGAGTGGACAGAGGCCGAAGGCCGGTCGTTCTGCCGCTCCCATGACGGCATCTTATTTGAAGCCGCCACCGACAAGGATCAGGGCAAGTCTACGCCGGACGCTCCGGCTGACGCCGCCTCGGACACGGTCACCGCGACCGCCTCCGACACGGCCAGCCAGCGGTTGCGCCTGGCCCGGATGCGCCTCAAATTGCAATCAACCAGACAAGGAGAATAGTTGTGGAAACAAAGGAAATGAGAGACCAAGCGGGCGCCTTGCTCGACCAGGCCCAGACGGCCATCGACCAGGGTGAGCTGGAGACCTTCCAGCGGCTGGCCGGCGAGGCCCAGGCTACGATGGAGAAGGCGGACCAGATTGACGCCGCCGCCTCCCAGGTGCGGAAGTTGCGCGGGGATTTCAGCCGGCCGCTGAACACCATCCCCGTCGTGGACACCGACATCGCGGTCCACAATCCAATGGACAACACCGCCAAGATCAAGGGCGACTACAGGCCCGCGTCGTGGGTCAAGGGACTCCCGGCGATGGCTCAACCTCTCTGGGTCCAGGAGCAGATGGGGGACAACGTCAAGGCCGAGGCTCGGTTCATGACCGACACATTCACCAAGTGGCTGCGATGCCCGTCTGACGACCTGTTCTGGAAGACCGCCTCGGCGGACGAGATCAAGGCCATGCAGGAAGACACGGATAAAGCTATGTGTCCCATTAACTAGCGATAGTTAAATGAAAATCGGGTGAATTGCGGGAACGCTAAACCGGAAGGCAAGCCGATCCGCAGCCAAGCCGACCGAACGGGTAAGGGTAGGTCGGAAGGTTCAGAGACTAGAGGGTGAGAACCGAACAATAAACCTCACAAGCGCCCGACAACTCCTAGGAGTTGATGAGATAGTCCGACCTCATGGGAAACCATGAGAGGCCGTCAGAAATGAGCGGCCCCCTGGAATAACCAGGAGTAACAAATTGGCAGAAGGCGGTTTCTTCGTCCCGGAGTTGTTCCTGGCGCAGACTATTCATGATCCGGGAGTCCCAGGCTCCCAGCTCAGGCCCCTTTGCACGGTCATCCGGGTGGGGAGCAAGGACGGCTACATCCCGACGATGGGCAGCGCGACCTGGGCTGCAATCGCGGAGGAAGCCGCGCCGTCCGAGTCCACGCCGACCGTGGGCCAGGTGGCCTTCAGCGTCGAGAAATCCGGCGGGCTGGTCAAGGTGTCCAGGGAACTCCTGGACGACTCGGCCATCAACCTCCCGGCCCTGCTGTCGCAGATATTCAGCGAGGCGGCTGGACAGTATGAGGACACCGGCATCATCAGCGGCAACGACTCGACCCAGTACGCCGGCATCATGTCCGATGCGTCTGTGGCCTTCTACACCATGGCTGGCTCGAGCGCCGTCATAGCTGCCGACCTGATCGGCACCTACTACGCGCTGAACGCCCAGCACCGGGCGAATGCTTCGTGGGTGATGAAATCCGCGATGGCTGCGCTCGTTAACTCGATTGCCGTCACCGCCGCCGGGGTGCATAGCATCCCATCCCTGACTGCGGCTCCGGCGGACTTCATCCTCGGCAAGCCCAACGTCTTGACCGATGTGTCGTCCGCTCTGGGCGGCAACATCACAAGCACTGAGAAGATCGCCATCTTCGGGGACTTCCGCCAGTATTACATCTTCGACCGTGTCGGGATGACCATCCGGCGGAACGATAGCCTGTACATGGGGAACGACCAAATTGGGTTCTTCGCGACCCGGAGGGCAGACGGCCAGGTCGGCCTCGCCGCTGCCTTCAAGATTCCACGCGCCGCCTAATATCGGCGCATCATCCTGGGGCGGGGCTACGGTCCCGCCCCTACAACCAGGAGGAAACGATGCCCAAGGCACGATGTGTTCAAAATGTCCTCTTTGACGGGGGCCAGATCGAGTACGTGGCTGGGGAGGAATACGACGTCCCGGCGGAGCGGCTCAAGAGTTATCCGGATTACTTCAAGCAATCGGCCAAGGCCGCGAATAAGATGGCCGAAACCGGCGAGGACAAGGCCGAGTAGTGGCGACGCGCCATACATACGCCAGCGCGGACGACCTCCGGGACTACCTGGCCGGGACGTCGTTCTCCTCTGGCTGGACGAGCGACGCCGGGAGCATCCGGCGAATCCTTGAGGCCGCGTCCCGGCGGATCGACCTCTACTGTGAGGGCGGTGCCTTCGGGCCTCTGACCGAGACCCGGTATTACGATCTCGGCTCCGGTGCGCTCATCCAGTCGCCCCAGTATTCGGTGGTGTCCGGCGTGGACAGCATCGCCACCGTGGTCTCCCTGGCGGGTGTCATCCCACTGGACGGGTGGCTCATCTCTCCGACCACGGTGACGGCCTACGACGACACCGACCGCGGGAGCAGCACCGTCTTGACCGAGGGTTACAGCGCGGACTTCTGGCTGATGCCGTACAACGCCAGCCCGAAGACCGTCCTCAAGCTGAACGAGGACAGCAGCAACACGCTCGACGCCGGCCAGCAGACCCTCGCCATCCTTGGCGCGTGGGGCTATACCGCGGCCACGCTATCGGTGACGACGGCGGACGCCATCGCTTCCACGACCGCGACCTCGGTCAGCGTGACCAGCGCAACCGACCTGGGACCGGCCCAGACCGTCTTGATCGACTCCGAGCAACTCTACATCACGGCCATATCAGGCAACACCTTGACCGTCCAGCGAGGCGTCAACGGGACGACGGCGGCGACCCATTCCGGGGGCGCGGCGTTGGCCCGGTACGATTACCCGGAGCTGGTCGTCCAGGCTTGTCTGGACATTGCCAAGCTGACGTTTCGCAACCGCGACCTGGGGCCGGTGTCCACCATCGGCGGTGGGGAGCTGTCGATGACGGTGGCCGAGAGCGAGGTCCGGTCGGTCCTGATGACCCTGGAGGACTACCGGGTAACGGGGACGAGCAACGGGGTGATGTTCTGATGGCCGAGGCTTTCGGCACTCAGTTTAAGGTTACGGGGCCGGTCTTTGACGGGTCCGGTCTCCGGGTGATGCAAGGCATCGTCAACCGCGGGCTGCTGGATATCGCGACATTTGAGGGCGCCAACAAGATCAAGGACGACCTCTGGGGACCGCCGGCTCACCTGTACTGGCAGTCCTTCCACCCAAACAAACCGGAGACAAGACACGGCGCCCATACCCGCGACCTCAAGCGGCGGGTGTCGGCCAGCCGCCCCG